GTTGGGCTCCTTTGTATCCTGAACTCGCTTGCCGAGTTGCAGCTTAATAATTAACGGATAAAGGAAAACTATTATGTCTAATCCAGGACCAGCAGTAACCACTTCGGCTCACCCAAGTAATGTAACAACTAATCAAGCGCAACGATTATTGGGTGTACTTAAAGGTGTGAATGTAAATGCAGCATCAGGAAGTTTCTTCCCTTTGCCAATCATTAACTCTACAACTTACCAGCCTAACTTATTAGTAGTTACTAACTCTAATAATGCAGGTGCAGCTACAGGTACTTTAACAAGTTTAGTATTAGGCATTACTACAACAGGTAGTGGTACACCAACTTCATTGTTTGGTGCTATTACTGCTTCACAGTTAGCTACAGTTCTTGGTGTAAGCCAAGTGGCAGCTTCTGCGGTGGTAACGTCTTATAACCAACAAGCGTTATTTGTCAATATTGCAACTACTACTGCGGTAGTAGGTACAGTTGATGTTTACGTTTATGGTTACGACTTTAGTTAATATCAAGTATCTTGAAGTATTAGGATAAAAGCCATGCCCAAAAAGTATGGCTTTTTTCTTATTTAACATATAATTGAAGTACCTTATTTAAAGGAAAAATCATGCCTTCTACTACTATTGCTCGTGGAAATGCAATTAGCACTTTCTACATTGCTCCATCACTTACTCCAGCTCAAGTATTGACATACGTTAGCCCAGCTCAGACATTTAATGTGCCTGGCTTGCAAACTACTGACATTGTTTCTGTAATTGGATATAACGGCACTCAAACTTCAGGCATTATTGTTGCTGAAGCTGATTGTTTAACTGCTGGCGTATTGTCTGTTCAGTTTGGCAACATTACTGCTGGTACTTTGACTCCTGCTGCTGGTGTTTATACAATTCAAGTTGTACGACCTGAAGGTTCATTGCCTGTAACGGCTGTTTAAGGAGCTACATCATGGCTTACGATTCAGCTTTTTCGCCTTTTGGCCCTACTTATCAGGTAGGTACTGCTGCTATTCAGGTAAAAGCAAGTAATAACACTTACCCTACTTCTTATAGAATTATGAATATAACAAGTGGAATTGTGCGATTTGCTTGGGCTCCTCAAGAGCCTAGTGATGCAACTGTTACCCCTGTAGCTACAACTCCAACTACGGCTGGAATCCCTTATGTAATGTCTATTCCAGCTAACGGAGTAGCAGTATTTAGTGGTATTCCTCCTAATGCATGGTTTATTTCAAATACAGCAACAAGTCTTGAAATTACTCCAGGTGAAGGAAAACTATAATGCCTACTTCTAATGCTGTAGCAAGTACCTCAACTCAAAATATTGTTCCAGTTCAAGCAGCATTTAATACTTCTGGAGCTTGTTTGGGTTTAGTTGGCCCTGGTGGTGCGTATTTTTCACCTCCTTTAAGCGGAAATGCTGAAAATCCAGCAACCCTTTCGATTGATGGAACTTTGGTAATTTCAAGCGTAAATCCAACTGTTGCTTCAGGATTTGGTACTTCACCAACAATTACTGGAACAAATACTGCTGCATTTAAAGTAGTAGTTGGTACTGGCGGTGCTGCTGGAGGAACAATTACTTTGCCAGCAGCAGCTAATGGTTGGGTATGTCAAGCTTTTGATGTAACGGCTGGCACAACATTGTTTTTACAACAAACTGGAAGCACTACCACTTCTATTTCCGTAACTAGTTTTAGCATCACTTCAGGCTTGGCTGCAAATATGACTGCTGGCGATGTTATTCTATTTATGGCAATGGCTTATTAAGGAGCATTATGGCTGGCCCTTCCTCAACAGTAGATCAAAATCTACTGCCAGTTCAGGCTTATTTTGATGTTTATGGAAACTTCCAAACATTTATAGGTCAGGGTCAGCCGTTTTACGCATCAGTTAATCCTATTCAATCAGGGTTAACCATTACAAATAGCACTATTAATAGCACCACAATCGGAGCTACAAGCCCTTCTACTGGCGTTTTTACTAATATCTCTACAGCTACTGGTCAGATTTCAACTGCTCCTTCTTCTGCTACCGATATAACAAATAAACTGTATGTAGATACTATTGCTCAAGGCTTAAACCCTAAAGCTGCTTGTAAAGTAGGAACTTTAACTAATATTACTTTGTCAGGTTTACAGACGATTGATGGTTATTCAGTCTTGGCTGGTAATCGAGTATTAATTAAGAATCAAACAGCAACAGCCGATAACGGCATTTATGTAGCCTCTGCAAGCGCATGGACTAGAGCAGTTGACATGGATGTATGGGCAGAAGTTCCAGGGGCTTACACAGTCGTTTTAAACGGATCTCAAGCGAATACTGCATGGGTATCTACTTCTGCTGATACAGGAACTATTGGAGTTACTCCAATTACTTTTGTTCAGTTTTCAGGAGTTTTTACTTATTACGCTGGAACAGGGTTAACCCTTGCTTCTAATACTTTTAGCATTACCAATACTGGTGTTACTGCTGCAACTTATGGGACTGCAAGCAAAACAACAACTTTATCCATTAATGCTCAAGGTCAAATTACTTCTGCTTCTGCACAAGATATTGCGATTGCTGCTAGTCAAATTACTAGCGGAACAATCGGATCTAGCTTAATTAGCGGTTCTTATACTGGAATTACTGGTGTAGGTACATTGACTGCTGGAACTTGGAACGCAACCACTATTGGTGTTGCTTATGGCGGTACAGGCGCAGCTACATTTACTGCTGGTTATTTAAAGGCTAGTGGCACAACGGCATTTAGCACAGTTGCTTCTATTCCAAGTTCAGATATTACTGGCCTTGGCACAATGTCAACGCAAAATGCCAATGCAGTAGCAATTACTGGCGGTACTATTTCAGGCCTTTCTAGTCCTTTAGCTGTAGCTTCAGGTGGTACAGGGGCAGCTACTTTGACAGGCTATGTTAAAGGTAATGGAACAGGCGCATTTACAGCTTCTGCAACAATCCCAAATACGGCAATTAGTGGTTTGGGTACTATGTCCACTCAAAATGCTAATGCTGTAGCGATTACTGGTGGCACTTTAAATGGCGTAGCAATCGGTGGAACAACTGCTGGTGATGGTACTTTTGACATTCTGACTGCAAACGTATCAAGATTAAATACAGCAACTGCAACAAGTCTGACTATTGGCACTTTGTCATATACGCCAGCTAATGCCTTAATTACAGCGCAAAGCTCTGCTACATCGTTTAATCAAGTAATTATTAGCAATACAAACAATACAAGCACAACGGCTTCTACAGACTATATTGTTAATAATTACAACTCTACCGATAGCACCTATTATGGTGACTTTGGTATGAACGGCAATGCCTTTACTGGCACAGGCGCATTTAACCAAGCAAATAATGTTTATTTAACAGCTACAACAGCAGATTTAGCGATTGGCACAACAACTGCTAATGCCATTCATTTTGTTGTAAATGGTGGTGCTACAGATGCAGCAACAATTAGCTCTGCTGGTATTTTCTCTTTGGGAACAGCTTTAGCGATTGCTTCAGGCGGTACAAACTCTACAGCAACTCCTACGGCTGGCGGTATTGGATATGGAACTGGTACTGCTTATGCTTTTAGCGCAATAGGTACAACAGGGCAAGTTTTAACCTCTAATGGCACTAGCACTCCTACTTGGACTACTCCAACAGCTTATGCAACTGTAACGGATGACACTACAACGGCTGGTACTCGCTATCCATTGTTTGCTAATCAAACTGCTGGAAACCTAGCTACTTCTTATACTAGCTCTACCAAATATCAATACAATCCTTCTACTGGAGTATTGACAGCTACAGGATTTAGCGGATCAGGAGCAAGTCTTACAAGTTTGACTGCTGGAAACCTAACAGGAACTATTCCTAGTGCAGTTTTAGGCAATTCAACGCTATATATTGGAACTACTGCTGTTTTATTAAACGCTGCAAGTGGATCAATTACCTCTTTAGCGGTTAATATTAGCGGTTCTGCTGCAAGTGCAACAACGGCTACAACTGCCACAAATGCTACAAATACTGCAATTACAGACAATACAAGCTCTGCTTCTACCTGGTATCCAACGATTGTTTCAACAACTACTGGCAATTTACCAATAACTACTAGCTCTACAAAGCTTAGTTTTGTGCCTTCTACTGGTGTTTTAAGTGCCAATGGTGTAGCTTTAACAGGAAATTTAGGAACAGTAACTTCTGTAACTGGTACTGCTCCTGTTGTATCTAGTGGTGGTACTACTCCAGCAATTAGCATGGCTGCTGCCACAACTAGCGTAAATGGTTATCTTACAAGCACAGATTGGACTACTTTTAATGGTAAACAAGCTGCTTTAGTAAGCGGTACAAACATTAAAACAGTAGGTGGTGTAAGTTTATTGGGTTCAGGTGATGTTGGAACTATTGGTGTTGCTTATGGCGGTACAGGTTTAACTACGCTGACTGCTGGATATATTCCTTATGGTAATGGTACAAGTGCTTTTAGTTCAACTTCGGCGTTAAGTTACGCAAATAATTGGTTACAAGTATCAGGAAATGCAGGTGCTACTGGCGCTCCTTCAGGTACTACTGGATTAGCTTTTGGTTGGAACTATAGCGCAGGAAACGCTGAAGCCAATATTATGTATGGTACTTCAGGTACAGCATGGTTAGCTTTTAGTTCATTTAATGCTGGTACGATATCTGAAAAAGTTAGATTTTGGACTTCAGGTGGCGTATCTATTGGCGGTTTTAATACAGATCCAGGAACAAATTCTTTATCTGCCATTGGTAATGGAATGTTTGGTGTTCAAAGTACATCTTTAAATGCAAGGTTAATAGTTAAAGGGCCGTCTACAACGTCAACAGATGCTTGTGCCACATTTCAAAATAGTAATGCTAGCGAATTATTTTCAATATATGAAGCTGGGGCTGTTAGAGCGCAATATATTGGAAGCGCAGTTGGTACTGCTCTTGTTCTTGATTCAAATGGCTACATTCAAAAATTAAGTTCTTCTATTAGGTATAAAAAAGATGTTGAACCTATTGATATTGGGTTAGACTTTATTCTTGGTCTAAACCCTGTTAAATACAATCTTAAAGAATCTAATGAAGCACAGGTAGGTTTTATAGCTGAAGATTTTCCAGACCCTAGGCTTACTTCTATGTCTAAAATAGATATTGAAGATGAATCTAAAGGCTATCAAGTTGAAAGTGTTAATTACGCACAAATTGTTGCGCCTTTAGTAAAAGCAATACAAGAATTAAATGCTAAATTTGATGCGTATGTTGCATCGCATCCATAGGAAAAATTATGACAACATTAATACCAAAATTTGACTTAAAAAATGGTGGATCAACTCCAGTTGGAGCAATAAATAGACCAATTAATGAGAAACTTCAAGAGTCTATTTCTGTAAAAGATTTTGGCGCAGTTGGCGATGGTACTACTGATGACACCACAGCTATTCAAAACGCTATTGATTCCGTTACCTCTACTAAAAGAACTATTTTTTTACCACCAGGTACTTATAAAGTAACAGCACCTTTGGTTATTTCTTTAGAAATGACTATCTATGGAACAAATAGGGTTGGTACTTACATAAATTATTATGGCTCTGGAAGTGCAATTACAACTACGGCTGATGGTACGCCTAATTTATCAAATGTTTATTTAAGCGGTTTTGGTTTATATAACTTAGGAACAGGCACTACAGGTATTAATTTTTCAAATGTTCAAGATTCAAGAATTTCGAACGTAACTATTTCTGGATTTACGCTTTATGGTGTATACGCTGTTAATTCCTATGGAAATTTAATAGAGCATATACAAAGCACAAATAGTTATGGGGTGTATTTAGGATTAGAAGCAAACAATATTACTTTGTTGCAATGCACTTTTTTAAACAACACTAACGCAGGTATATTTATTTCTGGCGGCAGGTCAAATAATTTTATTGGTTGTGATTTTGAAGGTAATAATTATGGTGTTCAAGTTTCAGGAGCAGTTAGCGGAATAGGAACTAAAGCATTAAATATTCAAGGATGTTATTTTGAAGGCAATACAACTTATGAAATTATTGTTGAAAAACATACGGCGTTAGCAGGATTGCCTGAACAAATTAACATTAAAGGTAATTATTTCTGTGGAATATCAGGAAAAGCCACTACAGCTATTGGTGTAGTTGATGTTAATACTTTGGATGTTTTTGAAAACGATTTTGATAATCAAGGTGTTGCTTATTCGTATTCATTGACAGTTAGTGGTACTGGAACTGTTAGCAATATTAACTGGGGATTCAACAAAGATGCTTCTGTAAATGGAACATCTTTTGTAGGGGTAACAAAAAATAACTTAGCTCAATCAACGGCTACTGCTTGGGGAAATTTTAGTGGCGTAACTACAGTAACAATTAATGCTAGTTATGTTGTTTCAACGATTGTAAGAAACTCAACTGGAAACTACACAGTAACATTAAATAAAACGCTGCTAAGTGCTAACTATGCTGTTGTTGCAACTGCATCTAATTTTAGTACCGGCGTTGCATTAATGTGTTCAGTAGGTACTTTAACTACAAATAGCTTTGTTATTTCCGTTGCAAATCCAAGTGCTGTAGCAGACGCTAATGTAGTTAGTTTTGTAGTTTTTGCATAATGACCCAACTGCTCTATACCGAACAAAAGGCAAAGTTATGAACTATAAATGGTCAATTCTTGATATATCAGCCATTGATGGTTTGATTACTCATGCTAAATACAAAGTAGAACTTTTTGATAAAGATCAGATTGTAGAAACTGAAGGAAATTGGTGGTTTGCTAATCCAGTTGCTAAAGTGCCGTTTGATCAGGTTACGGAAGAAATGGTAGCTTATTGGATTGAACAAGAAACTATGAAAGACGGAATAAACCTTATAAAATATAGATTAGAGGAACAGTTGAATGTGGTTAATTCTCAAGAAACTGTTGTTGCGCCTTGGCTTCCTCAAGTTTTTACACCAAATAGTTAGGAGCTTTAATATGGCAGTCAATCTTTCACCTATTGGTGGCGCAGGATGGCAATTTTTTAATAATGATGGAGTTCCTTTGGCTGGAGGGTTGATATATACCTATTTAGCTGGAACTTCAACTCCTCAAGCATCATATACATCAGCTTTAGGAAATATTCCTCATTCAAATCCTATAGTATTAGATGCTGCTGGTCGTGTTCCAGGCGGTGAAATTTGGTTAACTATTGGAGTTTCTTATAAATTTGTTATTAATGATTCCAGTAACGTATTAATTGGAACTTATGACAATATTAATGGTACTGGTTCAGGCGGTCAAGGTTATGTTACTGCCACTCAATCTCAAACAGTTGTAACTGTTCCATTTTCTTATTCTGTTGGAACAAATAATTTAAAAGTTTATGTAAATGGAAGTAAACAAGTTATTACATTAAACTATACCGAAACAAGTTCAACTTCAATTACCTTTACTGGTGGTTTGAATGCTGGAGATATTGTGGAGTTTACGCAATGACAAAGCCATTAGATATTATTAGCAGAGCTTTAAAGGATATTGGAGCATTAGAGGCTGGAGAAGTTCCAACGGCTGATGCAGCTCAAGATGCTTTTGATATGCTTAATGACCTGATTGATCAATGGTCAAACGAAGATATGATGGTATTTAACACTACAGAAATCATATTTCCTTTGATTTCTGGTCAAGTTCAATACACCATTGGCCCTAATCCATCAACGGCAAACTACATTGGCGCATCATTTACAGGATCTATTGCTGGCAATGTTTTGACTGTTACTAGCCTTACAACTGGTGCAGTAGCTCAAGGGCAGACTTTAAAAGGTACAGGAGTTATTGCTGGCACTAAAATTGTTGAGTTTATTACTGGTGCTGGTGGTCAAGTCAATGAAGTTGGTACTTATCGCTTAAACATTACTTATCCAACTGCCGTAGCTTCTCAGCTTCTTACTGCTTATTATCAAAAACCATTGTTTATTGATCAAGCTTATGTAAGGGTAAACACTCAGTCAAATGGACAAGCTGTTCCTAAT